GCAAGCGGTAATTAAAGAACAAGACGAGCGCATCAAGGCGCTTGAGGAAAAAATAAACAAAATGGAGGGCTGACGAATGGAGTCAATCAACTTAAATCTAATTCCTGGCAAGGCTTGGCCTGTCGCTCATTGTTCACAGTTTGACGTCGGTCGAGTCGTCAGGATCAATCTGTTCGAGGGTGCGAGCGTTTACACTCTCGACGGAACCGAGACAGTCACGGCAATCGTGAAAAAGCCTGACGGCAACATGGTAACGCTCACGCTGACAAATACAACGGACTCATATGTTGACCTCGTCACGACGGAACAAATGACCGCGTGCGAGGGTGCAAACCTGGGCGAGATCAGAGTCGAAAAGGGTGACGATGTAATCGGTTCGCTTAATTTCATCCTTGAATGTGAAAAATCTCCCGACACGGGCATCGAGAGCGAATCGGAAATAAACAACCTCGAGACTCAGGTCGCGGCAATCGTCGCCGATCAGTACGCGGCGGAGGATGTCGTCTTTGATGCAACTCCGACGGCGGGCCACGGCGTAGGTTTTGCCGTAACATCCGAGGGCGTGAAAAACGCTGACGATGCAATCATCGCACAGATACCGACGGAAATCGACGACCTCAGCGATGTTACAACCGCGAGCCCTACAAGTGGCGAGGCGCTCGTTTGGGACGGCTCAAAGTGGACGAATGGAACACCCGACGAAGACCTCGACGACCTCGGAGACGTGGCAATCACGACACCGACGGCGGGCGAGATACTCGAATACGATGGCGCGGACTGGGTAAACGTACCGAACCCAGCAAGCACCGACAACTTCGGCGCGCCCTACGACGAGAATACGACCTACAACGTCCCGAGCATCGTCATATATAACAATTTGCTTTACAAGCTCAACGACGGCGAGGACGGCACAACGGGAACGTGGGATCCGACGAAATGGACACAGACGAGCCTCGCGGAATTATCGGGTGCGGACATACCGATAGGCACAAGCTCCGACACCTCGACTATTGCGGGGGCGGTTGGGGCGAATAGTACGGCTATTGCTACAAAACAAAACAAGGCTTGGACTTTAATGGACGACCTCACGGGAACGGCAGAGCATACCATAACGGAAACTTGGAACGAAATTTTGGTTTACGGTGAGTTTGGTGGTAACGGCAATTATGGTTTTTCGACTTATGTTATCTACGCACACGCAACGGGTTTTCCTCGTAGATTTTTGGAAGGTTGTAGCAATAGCACAAGTGACCAGCATATCGCAATTTGGCATTTGGAAAACAATAAAATCGGACTTGAAAGGTGGTATTTTCAAGGCACAGATTACACAAGCACAAGCAAATTGCATATCTATTACAGATAAGTAAATTCGGCAAAATAGGAATTGCAATGACTTGACAAAAACGAAAACAGCCCCGCATCACGCGGGGTTATTTATTGAAGGGGGTGACTTTATGGATGATGCCTGGGTAAATCTAATCAGCGCAGCGGTCAGCGGGTTATTGGTGGCGATACCCACGATCATTGCGACAGTGACATCAAACAAGGCACACGACAAAATTGTCGATGAGCGAATGAAGTATATGCTCGAAAAAATAACCGACCTGACGGCAAAGGTCGAAAAGCACAACGAATTCAATGACAGGCTAATCATTGTCGAGCAGTCGGTCAAATCAGCGCATCATCGGCTCGACTTGTTACAAGGCAACAAGGAGGAATAACTATGATTTTTAATGATAAAGTTTACAACGTGCTCAAATGGGTTGCGACAGTATGCTTGCCAGCACTTGCATCGCTGACACTTGTCATCGGGCAAATATGGGGCTTCACTGACATCACAGTCCCGGTCGGTGCAACGATCGCGGCGGTGGCAACCTTCCTGGGCGCCCTTTTGGGCATCAGCTCAATGCAATATGCAAAAGTCAAAGGCGGTGAATCTGATGTCGAAAAGGGATGACTTCGTCAAAAAGGCCCTTGAATGGGTCGGCACTAAGGAAGGCTCAAAAGGTCACAAGCAAATCGTCGCTGACTATAACAAGGCGTGTGACAAGGGGCGCAAGGCTGATGCATCGACACCGTGGTGTGCCGTGTTTGTCGGTGCTTGCGCTCAGGAATCAGGCACAGTGCTTGACGGCGCTGTCGGCGTGCCTGTTGATTGTTCGTGCGGAACTGGCTCGCACAGCCTTATCGAAAAGGCAAAGAAGGCGGGCATTTGGGTCGAGCGTGATGACTACAACCCGATTATCGGTGATGTCATAATCTATGACTGGAAAGACAAGGGCACAGGCGACGACACGACAGGGCACGACCACACTGGCATTGTGACAAAAGCGGGCAACCCGTTTACAGTCACCGAAGGCAATAAAAACGATGCGGTCGGCAACAGATCCGTGAAGGTCAACGGCAAAAACATCAGGGGTTTTATTACCCCGCGTTTTGCTGATGAGCTTGCCCCGGTACCTACACCCGAGCCAGCACCAACACCGACACCCGCGCCCAGTGCTGACACCTACAAGGTCAAGACCAACGGCTCAACACTTGCGCTCAGGGTGGCACCTAACGCCAAAAGCACACTGATATGCTGGATGCCTAACGGCTCGAAGGTGACGGTCAGCGGTTCACAAAACGGCTGGCTTCGTACGACCTACAAGGGGCAAACGGGCTGGGCATACGGCAAGTGGATGCAAAAAGTTTGATATTTTTCGCGCCGTATCTACTCCCATATTTCACCTGACATCATACCTTCTATACGTTATTTTTCTGTCTATATTTTGCGGCGCGATCATATAACCTCGGGGGACCCTCGGCTTCGGCTGGGGGTCCTTTTTTTATGCAATAAAAAACCGCCCCACGACGATGACGGGGGCGGCCAGCCTGATGTTAAAACAACAGGTGATAGAGTGGCAATTACATTATAACAAAATGTATGACTTTTTGTATGACTTTTGTATTTTTCTGGCGTACAGTTTGCAAGGGTGTAAAATAACAACCCTTGAAAAATAGGCGTTTTGAGTCCTTTTGAGTACGCGTGCGAAGTATAGGCAACGGGTTCGACTCCCGTCATCTCCACCAACTACAACCCCGCGGGCTCAAGGCTTGCGGGGTTTTTCTGTTTTCTGAATGTATGACTTTTTGTATGACTTTTTTCAAAAAACCTATTGACACGCAATCATTTATAGTATATACTACAAGCATAAACCAAAGGAGGAAACGAAAAATGACATACGCAATAATCAACAACAGAACAAACAAGGTTATGGAACACGCTGACAGCCTGACAGATGCAAAAGAAATACTGACACAGTACAACGAAATGGGCAAAGACTACGACGAAGAATATTATGGCACTTACAGAATCGAAAGAGCATAAAAGGAGGTCAAGACAATGACAAACTATAAAACATTTAAGCAATTAGTCACCGCGCTGGCTGACATCAAGACCAAAGAAGAATTACATCACTTTTGTTATGAAATAGATATGAGTTATCAGCACGACAAGATAACATACAACGACAACGAGGTATTATACAAGATCATCAACAACGTCGTCAGGCGCGATTTAATAGGCTAAGGGGGTTATATATGAGGGAATCAACGAAAAGGGCACAGGCCAACTATAACAAAAAGTGCAAACTATACCCCGTCAGGGTGAACCTTGAAACCGAGCAAGACGTTGCCGACTGGCTCAACCGAGGTAATGCGGCAACCCGAATAAAGGCACTCATCAGGCAAGACATAAAAAACAACCCCGTCAAGTGACGGGGCCTTTTTTATTGGGGAACAAGTGGGGAACAAGTGGGGACACTTTAATCGTCGGCGGTTTTCAGCCGTTCAAATGTCAGGTTTATGATGTCAGCCGCCTGGGCAAGCTCGCCTTCGACCTGATGCTTGTATACGCCGAATGTATCCATTGAATCGCTATGACCGACGAGCTCCTTGATTGTGCCCTCGGCTAAGTGTGTCTGACTTGATACGATTGACACAAAAGTGTGTCGCAGCGAATACGGCGAACCGGGGAGATCGCGTTCAGCCTTTAAGTCATTATACTGATGCCTGGCGGTACTGGGCACCGGGGGACCGCCCGCGCCGTTGCAAAATACCCAGGGCGTTTTTAAACCCGCCCTGACGTTGCGGTCGACAGTTTGCTCAATGATTTGACGTGCAAGCAAGGGCAACGGAATCGCACGCCTGGCGTTTTTGTTTTTGCCAGGTGTTATCGTGCCGTTTTTATCAACTGACCTTGAAATATACAAAACACCCTTTTTGATGTCACCTGTTTGGATGCCGTATGCCTCGCCAGGTCGAAGACCGCACAACAGCATCACCAAAAATGCGGGGTGATACCATTTATCTGACGGCTCAAACAGTCGCCTGATGTCATCGGGTTGCAAGATCGCACGCTCGCCCTTTTTGTGAC